CTGGGCAACTTATTAGAGGGTAGTATACAAGGTGGGGTATGGACTTCCAAGCTACCAAAATCTGGACAAGCTGATGTTCCAGTACCACAGGATATCGACGGTGCCAGTGCTGCCAAAGCCCCTGTCAAGGCAGCCTCGGCGCCCAAAGCGGCAGCACCCAAGAAGGGTGAAAAGGGAGCAGCAGTCCCACAGGGCGTGGATGAGGGTAGCTCAAAATATGACATGGAAATTGAAGAATTTCCAAATCCAGCATTTGGGCCAGATAGTTCCGAAGACGTTCCAGAAACCATTGATGTGGGTGTTAATTACGACTACTCCTGGCACGGGAAGTATTATCCGCAGACATTAGAACAGCCTGCTGAATATCCTGAATTAGAAGTCACTATACATGACGTCTATGATTTAACCACTGGCGCGGAGATTACTGACACAGTGGACATGGCTGAAATTGAGGATCATGTAAGAGAAAAGGTGGAAAGTATGGGAGCAGATGACGACGACGGTCCTGATGACGAAGGTTATGATCGTTATGACGAAGGCAAACACAACACATTGCCAGAAATGCTGCGTCTGGCCGGACTTTCTGAAGCCAAGACAGCCGATAAAGACTATGACGGCGATGGTAAAATTGAATCTGGCAAAGATGAATATCTGGGAAGTAAAATTGCAGCCGCCAAGAAGTCTGGAAAATTAAAAGAAGCAACATGCAAAACTTGCAATTGTTCACCTTGTGAATGTGACGAAAAATTAGATGAGTGCATGAGCCCGTTGGGTGGTCCAGCACAGTCTGATATGTCAGGTCGCATGGATATTAGCACAAACATGAGTTCCGATGGCAATCGAAGTGTTACCATTAACGCCAGCAATGAAGCCGCAGTGCAGCTCATGCAGATGTTAAAATTGGCAGGATTAGATGGTCAGGGTGCTGATGCGCCTCATGCACCGGATGCGGTGGCAGTGGTAGTTGGTGCTGAAGATGCCATGCCAGGCGCTCCTGAAGAAGTTGCGGAAGAAAAAGACGAACGCTATCACGCAAACACCACACCAGAAGAGCATGTGATGCCAGTGCAGGTGCAGACCAAGGGCGGCGATGGTGATGTGGCTGGCAAGGAAAAGGTCATGCGCAAGCATGGATACCAATTTGCCGACAATCCTCTGGCCATGTCCGAAGGAATGAATCGCCAAATCATGCGAGAGTATGAAGGTATCAAGGTAAAACGATGAGAATACGCGACGTTGTTTTGTCTGAAAGTATGGAAGTTGGTGACAACTTCGATATCGAGCTGGGTAACATGATCATTGAGTCCACCGTAGTGGGATTCATGCAAGACGGCGTCATTGTGGAAGCAGATCGCAAGGCACTGGTACTGATTAAAATAGCCGAAGAACAACAGTCCAAGTTAGATACTGTGCTTGCTGGTGTTGCATCGGGGAAAATTAATCTAGCCACGTTAATGTCACGCCCTAAAAGTTCAGATGAAAAATATGCTGCTGATCAGCTATGGTCCATGTACTCTGACATTGGGCGTTCGCTGGGGGTCGATCTGGATAATAATTTTAAAAAGATTACCAGCGTCATGAGTTCACTCTTGACCAAAAAATATCTAACGCCACAGGCAGCCATGGAAGCTGAATACCATGGTAGAAAAGTACCACTGGGCAAACGTATGCCCGGGGACGTTAAAAAATCCAAGGTCTACGTGCGAAAGCCCAACGGCAAAATCGTCAAGGTAAATTTTGGCGATAAAAACATGCGTATTAAAAAGTCCAACCCCAAGCGGCGCAAGAGCTTCAGGGCTAGGCATAACTGTGCTAATCCAGGACCACGCTGGAAAGCACGTTATTGGTCATGTAGGGCTTGGTAATATGAAAATTAAAGATATTGTTGTAGAACATAACAGTACACCTGGTCCAATAAGTAAACGATTTCAACAAGCAACTGTTGGGCTGGATAAGTTTAGAGACACTAACTTTGCTGATCGATTTTACGAATTGAATCGAGTAATGATGGCGGCTGCTGTTGCTGATGGTAAAAATAAAATTGATATAGACCCTGAAAGCTGGGCAGGCAGATATAATATTGCTATACCGTACACCCCTGAAGAGCAGGAAATATTAAAACAAGCATTTAAAGCAGTTGGTAGTGAATGGCACGATCTGAACCATGGTGACTATCGTAGTGCAGAAGTAAAAAGTACAAATGTGACTAGTCCCATTGCCAAGCCCAAGCGCAACAAATACGGAATCTAACCTAAGATATTTGTAAACTTGCACCGTATGAAAGAATATCGATTCACGTCAATAGATGCAGTGCAAGGTAGTCAGGGACATGAGGATGCCGTGTTAGATCCCAATGATCCAATATTTCAAATGGCAAACGGTGTAGTACCACGCCGAAATTTTACTGAATTACCAGCCTGGCAGCAACATAACCCTGCAAGTGATCGGGCTCGAATTATGCGAGAACAAAATATTAAACCAGGCACCCCTGCCTGGTTTGCGCTCTGGTTTAACAAGTAACGGGTACTTCGATCCCTAGATATTGATACCAACTTGGGTGTTTTACCTGAACTGGCCTTGATTTCCATTTATTGATCAGATGGAAATGATCTGGCTTAAACGGCTCCCGCATGGGTTTCCAGTTTTTATCACCCTTGCTGTGATTACAAGAACGGCATGCAGTCACACTATTTTCCCACGATGTTTTGCCGCCGCGTGATCTGGGAATTACGTGATCCAGTGTAAGATCTCGAAATTCAAGCACGTCTCCGCAGTACTGACACTGGTACATATCGCGTAAAAAAAGATTGCTTCGACTAAATTTGGCACTCTTTTTAAATTTAAAATAGTCCTTGGTCACACAAACACTTGGCACACACATGGACAAGTGTTCACTCCGTATTACCCAGTCCTGATATTCTTCAATGACGATTATGCGATCCAGGAAATGTAATTTGATTGCATGTTGCCAGCTGATTACACTCAGTGGTAAGACACTGACAGGATTGAAATCACTGTTTAAAAGCAGTACATCAGACATTTTGGATACTAAAAAGGTTAATAAATATCATTGTATAACAAATATAATTATTGGGTCAATGGGCAAATGGCAAAAAGTGTAGAAACTGTTCTTATTAAAAAACCAAACTTACAGGAGTCTTATTCTGAAATTCAGTTGCGGGAGATAGTTAAATGTGCTGACCCAGTTACTGGACCCAGTTACTTTTTGGAAAACTATTTTTATATACAGCACCCTACTCGTGGTCGTATGCGTTATCAGCCCTACGGCTATCAGCGCAGACTAGTATCCACTTATCATGATTATAGGTATAGTATCAGTCTGATGCCACGCCAGACTGGGAAAAGTACCACAGCAGCGGGTTATCTTCTGTGGTATGCAATGTTTGTCCCAGACAGTACTATTTTAGTCGCTGCGCACAAGTATACAGGATCACAGGAAATCATGCAGCGTATACGGTATGCATATGAAAGTGTGCCCAACTATATCAGAGCAGGGGTGACCAGTTACAACAAGGGCAGTATAGATTTTGACAATGGTAGTCGCATTGTAAGTGCAACGACCACAGAAAATACTGGACGAGGTATGTCCATATCACTGTTGTATTGCGATGAGTTTGCCTTCGTCAGACCCACCATAGCACAAGAATTCTGGACGTCCATCAGTCCAACACTAGCCACAGGTGGTAAGTGTATTATTACCAGCACTCCCAACAGTGATGAGGATCAATTTGCCCAGATCTGGCGTGCGGCAAATAAATGTCTAGATGAATACGGAAATGAGACCGAAGTAGGCGTTAATGGATTTAAATCCTTTCGCAGTCGCTGGCAAGAGCATCCTGACCGTGATGAAAAATGGGCAGTGAGCATGCGAAGCCAGCTGGGTGAAGAACGATTCCGACGAGAGATCGAATGTGAATTTATTATATTTGATGAGACTCTGATTAGTCCCATCGTATTGATTGAGATGGCTGGTATAGACCCCATCGAAAAGCAGGGACAAGTTAGATGGTACAAACGTCCAGAAAAAGGATCAACCTATGTAGTCGCACTGGATCCCAGTTTGGGTACTGGTGGTGATCCAGCGGCGATACAGATACTTGAGCTACCCAGCATGAAACAAGTGGGTGAATGGCAGCATAATAAAACCCCTGTACAGCAACAGGTTAAAATATTGGCAGAGATTGTTAAGGGAATTTCCGAGGCCATTGGGTCCACTACCAATGTATATTTCAGTGTGGAAAATAACACATTGGGTGAAGCCGCATTGGTTGCCATCAATGATTATGGTGAAGAAAACATTCAGGGAATATTTTTGAGTGAGCCCAAACGTGTTGGCGCTACCAGGATTTATCGAAAAGGATTCACTACAACCAATAAATCCAAGCTTTCTGCATGCAGCAAATTAAAACATTTAATCGAAACTAACAAGCTGCATATTGCAAGTAAATCTCTGATCAGTGAATTAAAAACATTCGTGGCATCGGGCAATAGTTATGCAGCAAAAATTGGTGAAACTGATGACTTGATTATGAGTATGCTCCTAGCAGTACGCATGACCACGTTGATCAGAGAATTTGATGCTGGGATTGATGCAAAGTTAAATGACTCTGCTGAAGAATTTATGATGCCAATGCCCTTTATAATGATTTAATGCTAAATACAGTACCATGATAATAGATAGAATAGCCGAGTCACTTTTTGACAAAATACGTGGACGTTTTCCTGAAATTCGTATCTGGGATGCTGAACGAAAAAAGACACTGGACCCTGCAAACTCAAGAATATTTAATTTTGATTTTAATGAGAGTTTTGACAATGTGACCATCAGCATCATAGATGAAAAAAGTTTAAAAATTTATTATGATCTTGAAGCACCTAGGATTTTAGATGCAGAGGATCGAACCAAGTGGTACAAGTTTTTACGAAACATGCGTTTTTTTGCACAGCGCAACGATCTAACCTATGATGTCAGAGACATTGCCAAGAGTGGATTAAGTTTAAGTGATCTTGATCACCTGTACAAAGATAAAAATACTGTAGATAAAAATAGTGCATCAGTATCCGAGGGCAAAATGTATGGCACTCGCCGCAGTAGTTATCAAAAAATTGGCGAGGTTCGAATAATTGTCAGGCACAGCAAGCCCATTGTGGATGAAAACAATTCTCGTGCACGAGGCCAAAATATTGATGCACTCTATATCGAGAACATTCTAGGGGAACGTCATAGACTTCCCACTGGCACCACTCTAACCGGCGCAAGAGTTTATGCACGGCACGTTAAAAATGGTGGAAATATACATGATGATTTTGGACAACATATTACCAAAATTTTATCAGAAATGAGCTCGCTGCGAACATTTGTGCGCAACATGCGTGGGCGACAATTTGAAGATGCAGAAACTAGATCCATGGTTGAAAGTGCCATTAATCATTATGGAAAATTGCATCGCGATATGTTTACTATCCGTGGACAACGTGGCTACGATCAGTACAAGGCACTCTGGCAACCAGAAATTGCCGAAGCTGATGATTACAACATAGACGAACTCAAAGACCGATTTGTTCGTCGAGTCTTCGATGAACGACTGACTGATGCTCTGCCCGTGGTGCGACGTGCATATCTGGCTGATAAATCAAAAGTTGTACAAGAATTTGAAGACTGGGCCAACAATTTAGTTGAAGATCCCGATAAAGATGTAAACACCCGTGGGCCATTAAGTAATCCAAATGCCACTGATGTGGACATAAGTGCTGATTCCGACGGTAATTTCATGGATGGTGACAGCGCAGATCAATTTTTAACTGATCTATTTGATAAAAATGGTTTTGATTATAGATATCAGAACAGCACTTACTATTTTGAAAGTCGAGAAGAATTGGAACGCGCCAAAGATGTCATCGCTGCCGCTGATGCCACTCGCCCCATGCCAAAGATGGGTGTATCCGATGACAGCCATGGGGTATACGGTGCCACAACCTTTGACAGAGAACTACCAAACAACAAGGGTGTTAGTGAAAGTGTAGACGACATCGAGATTCGTCTGTATAAAAAAATTGTTAGTTTAACCAAATAACTTGATTTTTATTATACTTTCTAGCATACTACTAGTGTGCTAGAAATTTTTACTTTTATCGTTAAAAGACTAAATATTTTTGTTACATTGTGTATATCACACAATGTATCTAAGCACAACAAAGACCATCTTAAATTTTAAGGAGAAACATTATGGCAACTTCATTAGCAGACATTCGCGCTAAACTTCAGGCACAGGACAACAAGGGCCCAGCCAATCAATCCAGCGGGGACAATGGCATCTATGCTCATTGGAACATTCCCGAAGGTACCGCAGCTCGTGTGCGATTCCTCCCCGACGCAGATCCTAAAAACACCTTCTTCTGGGTCGAACGGCTCATGATTAAATTGCCCTTTGCGGGCATCAAGGGTCAGCCTGACAGCAAACCAACAACCGTACAGGTTCCATGTGTTGAGATGTGGAACGAGGCATGCCCGATTCTGGCGGAGGTTAGGACCTGGTTCAAGGACAAGAGTCTTGAAGACATGGGGCGCAAGTATTGGAAAAAGAAATCCTATCTGTTCCAGGGATTCGTTCGCGAAAATCCACTGAGTGACGACCGTCCCACTGACAATCCAATTCGTCGATTTGTAATTAGCCCACAGATTTTTAATCTGGTTAAAAATGCACTCATGGATCCTGAATTGGATAACCTACCCACTGATTACGAAGGTGGGCTTGATTTTACCATCAAGAAATCCAGCAAGGGTGGATATGCAGATTACAGCACCAGTAGCTGGGCCCGACGTGAAAACGCACTAAACTCGGACGAGATCGCAGCAATTGATAAGTTTGGGTTGTACAATCTGGCAGACTTTTTGCCCAAGCGTCCCGGGGAAGTAGAACTTCGTGTGATCAAGGAAATGTTCGAAGCCAGCGTTAACGGTGAACCGTTTGACTCAGAGCGTTGGGGTAGTTACTTTAAACCATCAGGTATGATGAATTCGGCATTTGGTGCTAAATCTAGTGATAGCGAACCGGCAGCAGCACCAGCTAGGGCAGCCGCTCCTGCTCGTGTTGCACCAGTGGCAGCACCTGTTACTGATGACGAGCCACCTTTTGATACTGATGATGCACCAGCCGCTGCGCCCAAAGCAGCGTCAAGTCGTCGTGCAGAAGACATTCTGGCAATGATCAAGAATCGCCAAAAGTGATTGGTCATTAATATAAATTACATTATCGTAATTTAATAAATCAACTAAGATACCACTTTGCAGTGGTATTTTAGTTTTTTACATAGAGTAATAAATGTCAAATCAACTGATAAAATTATCAAAAGTGGGCGATTCTTGCACGATATATCGTTATGATAACGGGTGGATGTTGGAAATTACTGGGCGTAGCATGTCCGGGGAATGGAAAACTTTAAAAATAATCTGTGCTTCTGAAAACGAACTTGTTGATTTAATTAAAACGTACAATTTAACTGAACTGGATAATTGAAATGCCAAAACCTTTTGACGTAAGCAAATTTAGAAAAAATATCACCAAGAGTATCGAAGGCCTTAGTATAGGCTTTAATGATCCAACTGATTGGATCTCAACAAACAACTATGCATTAAACTATCTTATCAGCGGAAACTTTACCAACGGTATTCCCCTGGGGAAAGTTACTGTATTTGCAGGCGAATCTGGCGCAGGCAAATCTTTTATTTGTTCTGGTAATTTAGTGGCCAATGCGCAAAAGCAAGGCATCTATCCCATCCTAATTGACTCTGAAAATGCACTTGACGAAAAATGGCTGCATGCTCTAGGAGTTGATACCAGTGAAGACAAATTGCTTAAACTAAACATGGCCATGATTGATGATGTGGCGAAAATGGTCAGTGAGTTTGTTAAAGAATATAAAGCATTACCTGCGGATAATAGACCAAAGGTATTGTTTATCATTGACAGTTTGGGAATGTTATTGACCCCCACTGACATTAATCAATTCGAGGCTGGCGACATGAAGGGTGACATGGGGCGCAAACCCAAGGCACTTGCTTCCTTGGTTCGCAACTGCGTAAACATGTTTGGCAATTTAAACATTGGGCTAGTGTGCACAGCACATACCTATGCAAGCCAGGATATGTTTGACCCAGATGATAAGATCAGTGGCGGACAGGGCTTTATCTATGCTAGTTCTATTGTAGTGGCAATGCGTAAATTAAAGTTGAAGGAAGACGAAGACGGCAACAAGATCTCTGAAGTTAAAGGCATTCGTGCAGCCTGTAAGATTATGAAAACACGCTATGCTAAACCGTTTGAAAGTGTGCAAGTCAAGATTCCTTACGAAACTGGTATGAATCCCTACAGCGGACTGGTGGATCTATTTGAAGCAAAAATGTTCTTAAGCAAGGATGGTAACAGCTTAAAGTGCAGTCTGTCTGATGGGACTGTAATTAAAAAGTTTCGCAAAGCCTGGGAACGGAATGAAGATAATTGCCTAGATCAGGTCATGGCCTATGTGATGACCAATCCACATAAATTGGTACAGTCTGTGGATGCTGACACCGCTGTGGCTGAATTAGAAGAAGAATAAGCATAAACTTGTAGTAGGCTATATAGTAGTGGGCAATAGTTGTTGTCCACTACTTCGTATCTGCGAAGATTAAACATATCAAATGATTAAAGGATTAATATGAGCATTGAAATTGATGTTTTAATAGAAACATATCAAACATTAAAACAGTATATTGTGCAAAAAGATCGCCAGGAAGCCAGTGACAATTTAATGAGTATTCTAGTTGACATGTTGGACGACGAGTCACTCAAAGATTTTGGGTCAATTGATCAGTATACTAAGCATAGTTATCAAGAGTATGCAGCCGAGTCCGACGAATTGGAATACGAAGACGACGATGAGTGAACATATACGTGATGATTATTCGATAATTTTAAAATTTTACTTTAACTGAATACATAATGTGGTATAATCGAGTAGTGCAGGACCTTGGGAATATTCCGGCATTTATTGACTTTTACGAAAATGAATTGCAATTTGCAAAAGTTGAGTGTGGCATCAAGGGGCATTTGGAAAGAAATATAGCCTCGTTGCCTGGGATAACCGAGCATCGTTTTAATCAGCTTCAGGAAATTGAAGCTGTGCTACAATTTTTGGGCATACAGTTAAGAAAAATACGCAAAAAACATTTCCAGAAATATCTTGAAAATTATGCCCGTGCACTGACTAGTAGAGATGCTGAGAAGTATGTGGACGGTGAAGACGAAGTTATTGACTATGAAACATTGATCAATGAAGTAGCATTGATGCGTAATAAATGGTTGGGCCTTATGAAGGGTCTTGAAAGCAAAAATTTTATGTTAGGGCATGTAAGTAGACTTAGGACTGCTGGCATGGAAGATATTACTTTATAGGATACTTGTATGAAAATAGTGTTAGTTACCGGGGGATTTGACCCAATTCACAGTGGACACATTGAATATTTTAAATCAGCTCGTAGTCTGGGCGATATGCTCATCGTTGGTATTAACAGTGATGAATGGCTCACACGTAAAAAGGGGCGCCCCTTTATGCCACTGGTTGAACGACAGGCAGTTATAGAAAATTTGTCCATGGTGGGCAGATGCGTCACATTCGACGACAGTGACGGCTCCAGTATTAATGCAATCAGGACGGTCAGAGAGATGTATCCTGATAGCACGATTATTTTTGCCAATGGCGGGGATAGAACATCAACTAACATACCTGAAATGTCCTTTAAGGACGAAAACCTTATTTTTAAATTTGCCGTGGGCGGCGATGACAAGCGAAATAGCTCTAGTTGGATCCTGGAAGAGTGGAAAACTCCCAAGACAGTCAGACAGTGGGGTTGGTATAGGGTATTAGATGACAAACCAGGCTATAAGGTAAAAGAACTAGTAGTGGAGCCTGGTAAAAAATTAAGCATGCAACGGCATTCACATAGATCAGAGCATTGGTATATACTCAAAGGGCGATGTGATGTTGTAACTGAGTTTAATAACGATCTGGTTACACTGGGGAAATCAGCCAATGACTCTTACATTATTCAGCAAGGGATCTGGCATCAGTGCCAGAACAACAGTGATGCACCCTGTCATATTTTAGAAGTGCAATATGGTAATAAGTGCATAGAAGAAGATATTGAGCGTAAGCTAGATTAACCTGTGGCTGTTGATAATTCAGAGTCAGTGGCCACTGGCGTTCTGTGCGTGAAACTAATGGTTTCTACTAATCTATTTACAGTACAGTGCAGAATTTATTCGTTTA